CGGTCGCGTAGCCGTGGGCCTTCTCGTTGCCGTAGGCCAGGCCGACCTCGCCGTAGAGCTGCGTGCGCTCCTTGGCGCCGGTCTTGGCCAGCGGCTCGGCGAAGAAGTGGCCGCGGCCGGGGACCTCCAGGTAGACCGGCATGCACTGCTCCAGGCTCACCACGGCGATCTTGTGCTTGGGCATCGCGCGGTCGAGCATGATGTTCAAGCGGCCGAAGTCCGTCTCGATCGTCTCCATGTTGACGCCGCCGACGTTGCGGCTCGTCTCGAAGTACTTGCCGAAGGCGTTGCCGTAGGCGGTGGTGATGGCGCGCTTCTGCGAGGAGTTCACGATGATCGTGCCGGTCGGGGACTCCGTCAGGCCGCCGTTGTCGAACACCGACTGCATCAGCGAGCCCAGGGTGTCCACGGTCGGCGTCACCGACTTGGTGACGTTCGCCGTGCCGTCGCCGACGAGGTCGATCGCGGCGCCGCCCTTGGTCGCGGCCACCTTGAACGTGTTCGTGGCCGTATTGACGACGTAGTACACCGTGTCGACGGTGATGCCGGTGGTGGTGACGATCGTGTCGAAGGTGACCTGATCGCCGTTGAGCAGGCCGTGGGTGGCGATGGTGACGGTGTCGCCCGTGCCGGCCAGCGCGCCGTTGCCGACGAACGTTCCGGCGTTCTGCACGGTGCTGGTGATGGCGTTCAGCAGGCCCTTGGTCTTGCGGGCGGTGGTGTTGTCGGTCGGCAGCTGGTAGGTCCCGTTCAGGAACGACCAGTTGATGTCCCGGACCATCTGCTTGAGCATCAGCTGGACCTGGTGGTCCAGCTCGTTCGTGATCGGGTTGGTGGCCTCGATGTTCAGGCCGGAGTGCTGACCGTAGGCGGACAGCTTGGTGTAGCTGACGCCCACCGTCTCCTGATGGATCTGGCAGACGTTGTTCACCGACGCGCGGACGCGGTTCTGGTCGGTCGGCGCGTCCTGGCCTTCCAGGGCGACGTTCTGGCCGGCCGAGCGCAGGTCCTCGGTCTGCCACTCGAACTGCGTGGCGGTGGTCTGGCCGCCGCCGGACAGGCCGCCGATCGAGGAGAAGAACGGCACGTCGGCGGGCGTCAGCAGGTGCAGGATGCCGGTGTAGTTGGGCAGGTTGTAGGTCGTGCCCAGGGCGGTGATCCCCGACATGGGGCCTCCTTCGTTGCGGGGCGCGGCCTGGGCCTGCCCTCGGGGTTACTTGGGTCGCGATGCGGGGGCGAGCTTGCTGTTCTGCAAGCTCAGGACGGTGCGCCAGTCGCCCTTGGACTGGGCCTCGCGGATCTGGTCCTCGACGCCGACGGTTCCGCCGGGGCGCGGGCCCTGCGACGGGTCCGGCCGCGGCGTGCGCGGGCCCTGGTCGGCCTTCCAGTGCGGCTTGCGCTCCAGCAAGTCGGCCAGTGCGGCCTCGATCGCCTCGTCGTCGATCACGCCGTCCTTCAGGAACTCGGCCTTGGACAGTGCGTCCACGGCGTCCTGGGAGTCGGCGAACCGGCCCGTGGCGGCGGCCTTGATGCTCTTGGCCACGGCCAGCTGGGCGGCCACGGCGGCGCGCTTCTCGGCGGCCTCGGCCCGCTCGGCCAGCTTCTCGGCCTCGGTCTTCTGCGCGTCCTCGAAGACCTTCAGCGCGGCAGCGTGCTCACTGGCCAGCTTCTCGGCGGCCTTCGCACGCTGCTTCCACTCGGCCAGGGCCTTCTCGCCGGCCGGACCGAGCAGCGGGTCGCCGGGCGGCGCCGGATCGCCCGCAGGGGGCGGGTCGGCAGCCGGGGGCGCCGGCGTGACGGGTTCGGTCGGTTCGGTGGGTGTGGACATGGGTCGCTCCCGTTGCAGGAGTTGGGACCGTCGGCGTTGCGCCGGGGTCAGAAGAGGTAGCCGTACCTGCGCAGCAGCGACAGGGCGAGGCTGCGGTCCTCGCCGGCGTCGGCGAAGATCTGGGCCACCGACAGGCGCGGGCCGCGCACGCCGTTCGCGCGCATCACCTGGCCGGCGATTCCGCGGCGCGTGATGCCTTCGGTGGTGGTCTGGACGGTCCGGCCAAACAGCTCGCGCTCGGTCAGGCCGCGGCGGGCGTTGACGACCTGGAACAGGTCGGCGCCGCTGCGGATCGCCTCGGCGTCGGCCGCACCGAACCGGGCGTCCTGCTGCTCGCGGCTCAGGTGGTCGAAGAAGGCGTGCGGATCGGTCCGCAGGTCGGGCGAGTTCTCGGCCGCCGGGATGCCGGTGCACTGGCAGTGCGGATGCCGCAGGAAGCTCGCGTTGGTCTTGTACCAGCGCCCGGCCAGGACGATGCAGCGGGAACAGGCCGACCCGGCAACCATGCGGACGTAGCCTTGCACGGCCGGCGTGGCGGTCATCTGCGCGGCCAGGGCGTCACGGCCGGCGTCGGCTACCTCGGTGGCCACCAGCATCGACAGGGTCCGGCCGCCCAGGGCCAGGGCGTCGGCGGTGCTCATGCCGCCTGCGATGGCCGTCTTGGTGTCAATGACCGGCAGGTAAAGCAGGCTGGATAGCGCGCGGCCGTCGGAGGCCGTCCCGGAGTAGGCGGTTGGGTCGACGGCGGCCTGGGCGTCGTAGGGTGCGCCCTGGGCATCCATGGCGGCCTGGGTGTAGGCGGGAGCCCCGGACGCGGCAATGCGCTGTGCGGCGCTCAGCGTGCCGGCCATCGCGGGCCCCACGGCCGAGGCCCAGGACTCTGAGATGGCCGCCGGGTCGAGCGTCGACCACTGGGCCGCGGTGCGGGTGGTAGCCAGAGGTCCTATGCGTGCCTGGTGCCGGTTATAGGCGGCTGCGACCGCCTGAACGGTCACGCGGGAACGGCGACCGGGCCGGGCATCGGCACGGGCGTCGGAGCCGACTCGACGGGCGGGACGTCGGAATTCGCGGTCTGGCGTTGCGCGCCGACCAGCGCTGAGAACTCGTTGCCCAGGGCTCGCGTGCTCTCCTCGTCGAGCATGCGCTTCATGCGCCCCTGCTGGGCGCTGGAGTAGCCGAGGTCTTCCCACGTCTGCTCAAGTGGAAGGATCCCGGCCGCGCGCAGCTTGACGACCGCATCGGCCTTCTGCGCGTAGGTCGGCGTGGCTGGGTCGGACCACAGCGTCTCCAGCTGGTCCAGCGTCGGGTCCCACTCGCCGGTCTGGAACCGGCGTACCAGCCGCTGCATCCTCTCGTAGTCGTCGCCGAAGGACCCGCACTTGCGCTCGGCGCGCTTGACCAGCCGGGCCTCGCGCGAGCGGATCGCCGCGTCGCTGGCGGCGTCGTCGGCGGACAGGCCCATGTAGTTCGGCGGCAGCGCGGCCAGCGCGGACGCGATGCGGGCCAGCAGTTCGATGGTGGCGTGGAAGTTCTTCAGGTCGGACTCCTGGAACTGCCCGACCTCGACGCCGTCATCGCGCCGGTTCTTGGCCGTGGCCCAGATCCGGCCGGCCAGCCGCGACCAGATCGACAGCGGGTTGCCGTTGGAGTCCGTGAAGTCCTGCTGGTCGAACCCCAGGGCCCACCGGCGCGGCATGGCGTGGAACTCCGAGGCCACCATCATGTCCGTTGCGATCTTGCAGGCGGCATCCGAGATCGGGATGATGTCCGCCAGCTCGCTGATCCCGCCGGGCACCAGCAGGCGGCCGCGGTTGGCCAGCGTCACGACCGGCGGAACGCCCAGCTTGTGCTCGTCGCGGCCGATCTCCTTCCAGCCGATCTCACTGCCGAACTTGTAGTGATAGGTGGCGTCCGGCAGCTTCAGCGTCGCGTACTGGTTCAGCAGCGTGCCCGTGAACGGGTCGGTGTCGTGCCAGCGCTTCACCACCGCCTGCTCAACGCGGGTCGCCGGGTCGTAGTAGGCGTACACCTGAAGCGGCGACTCCGCGGTGATCAGCGGCGTATCCGCGTCGTCCGGGTTCGCGCCGACGAAGATGAAGGCCCGGCGCATCACCAGCGCGTCGACGTGGGCTTTCTGCGACTGGCCGGCCATGCCGTTGGCCTTCCACACCCGCCACATCTCCGCATCGCCCGTCTCGGCATCCGGAAGCCGGAAGCCCGTGACGTCCAGGCGCTCCTCGACCGCATCGACGACGAGGCGCGGCCAGTTGATGACCACCTGCTGCAACTGCTCGCCGAGCTCGGCCATCAGCTCCGGATGCAGGTAGGTCAGCGGCTGGCAGCCCTCGTAGTAGTTGTTCAGCGCCTCAAGCTGCGGCAGCTCCAGCTGGTGGCGGAACAGCAGCATGCGGAGCCACTCATCGGGCGTCAGGTCCAACATCAGCGCATCACCACCATCCGGCCGTCCTTCTTGGGCTTGTTCAGTCCCGCGGTGATGGCGTCACGCCTGGCCTCCCAGGACAGGCATCCGGCCATCGCGGCGTCGATCTTGTTCGGGGAATCGTGGCGGTCCTTCTGGATCGTCCACATCGGCCTGTCCTCGTCGTCGCGGACGCGCGCGTCACGCTTCACGGCATTGGCGATGTGCCGGGCGTAGAGCCTGTCGCCATCGTGGCTTAGGGATCCGTCCGTCTGCGCTGTCCGGAACGCCCGCAGCGCGAAGGCCATCGGGCGCGCCCTATGCGTCCACCACTCGACGACGATCCTTTCGCCGTACTTCCCAGACCAGGCCGCCACGGTCTCCTCCCAATAAGGGGGATCCGCATACACCCGAGCAACGCGCCACTGGTCGAACGCCGCCTCAAGGGCCGCATGCACCTCGCTGGCCGGGATCTCCCAGCGCTCGGCCTCCCTGGGGAGCACGGGCGCCTCCCAGGCGCCGAGCAACCACTGGAATCCGGTCTCAACGTGTGTGGCGACCAGCGCCGTGGCATCCCGCCGCCGCGCACCATCGAACCCGATGACGATCAGGTCCCTCTTCGGCACCACGAAGCCGGGCTTGGCAAGTTCGGCCCACCGGCCCGCGTCGAACGCCTTCGCCGAGGCAGTGCCGGGCTGGTTCAGGAAGTAGCGGCGGGCGTCGGCCTGATCGGTGTCCGGCTCTCGCATGCCATTGGCGATGCGCTGGAGATCCATCCATCCGGCCGCATCGCCGTAGACGTACTCCAGCGCGGGAAGCAGCTGCTCATCGTCATAAAGGTCTTCGACGTGAGGTGCCTGGCGGTGGTCGAACAGCAGGCCGCCGTCTTTCACCTTGCCGGCCAGGATGGCCTCGTAGTACTGATGGGTCGCCTCGGCCACAGATCTCTCGCCGACCGCGTACATGGTCGACGTCTCCAGCGACCACGGATCGGCCTGGCGCCGCTTCACGAGGTTGCGGCGCACCGTGTTGAACATCGCCCGCGTCTCCGGCAACGTGTTGGTGAAAATTATCCCTGTGGTGTGAGCGGGCAAGAGAGTGAAGCCACTTTTGCCGGAAGCCGAAACGGGTATCTTTGCCACTCGATAGCCATCGGCTTTCTGCCAGTCCAGAGAGTTGAGATTGGCCGACAGCGCAGTTGACGTGGTCCCGAGGAACACCAGCGCGGCGAAGATACTTCTTTTGTTGACTCTCATTTCAGCAGGAGATGATCGAGTTTCAGCCTGGCGGTCGAAACAAAAATACTGCCCAACACCCGCTCTCTTGGCTCGTAACGCCGGCGGAAGATTCTGTCATTCCTGGCACAACCGCAGTTTCAATGGAAGTTGCTTTTTCGGTTTGAAACACACAGTTTTCTGAAAAAAAACTAGCTGGCGCTCCGTTGATGGCAAGATGATTCGCGCAAATCTTTTCAACCTGTGCTGCGGGGGTGAAATGCAATTCCGATCAAGGTCGCTAATCGGTTGAAACGATTAAGGAATGGGCTACACTGGCG